TCTTTATCATTGCTTTTCCTTAACGTCGAACACCGGGATCACGTTGAGTATTGTCATCGGCAATGGTTTGTCCTGAACGATCTCAACATATGCTTCCGTGTCGTATCCGTGCATAAAAAGGGATTTGGTGTCGCCAGAATATAACGCCGTTGCGCTGCCCTTCCATGAAGGATATGGTATAAGATGGAGGGTGTTATCGTCGAATCCCATTTTACCGCCTACGGTATTGTAGAACCTCATCAATACCTCAATCACCCTTTTGGTCTTGCCTATTGCCGTACCCATACGAGAACCGCCTTCCAGATTAACAGAACGGAATGTAGACGAGTAGGGAAGCCCGGCATGAATGGTTGTCCCCGCAAAGGTAAGGGACACTCCGCCCAATGCGCTTACCCGCATATCATCATGTGGAACTCCATCTACGAGAATGGCCACGGAACAACCCGCAAGATGGTCTAATCCCGTAATGTCCATTGTGGTGGTTCCTGCACCCGTTCTTGATAATCCGCTATCCACATAGAAGCAATCGCATATATCGTTAAATCCTTGCGGGGTCATGTACTCAATGTAATGGACGCTTACCCCGCCTACCGACCTGATAATGCTCGCCCACAGTTCGTCTTCCTCTACCCCTGGAATGATGCAGATACTTTCGATGAATCCGTCCGTCTCGTGTTTTGTCCATGCAAGTATCTTCTCGTCCGGCTCATAGGTGAATGACGCAAGTGTTCCATTCTTCAAGAGACACCACAGGACGGAATCCGGTTCTTGCTGATATGCTATCGCGCTCACCCCTGTTTTGGTTATGTGTTCGGATACGATGGTCCTGTCGGGGGCAACATATCCGTCGCGCTCAAGGGAATAGACAAGTTCCCTTACCTTTCTATTTGATTTATGAATATAGAGAATAGCTTCGCCCACTATTTCGGGCATTATGTCCGCGCATCCCCTTCTAGATTGCGTCTTACATATAGCTTCATACGTAAGCGGATTGTCGGCGACATTTGCACCCACCTTCAACACTCCACCGGTAGTACCAACCAGAAGGACGTTGACAGACTCCAGCCATCTTATCGCGCTCAGATTCTGCGTGGTAAGCGCAAATGCATCCTGGTCGGTTTCACCTGTATAGAAATCGTCATATTGCCCCGTCCTGCTGCCCCATATCGTAGTAGGCATGTGATTGGAGCCGCCATAAATAAGCCTGTCCTCGTGGAATTTGACCGCATAAGGCCATCCACGATAATCGCTCCATGCCGCTTCGCCCCATGTGTAGGTATATAGAGGCGATAACGGGCTTCCTACGAGCGCGGCAACGGACGTGCCGGAATCATACGCGGTTATCGTAAAATAACCCGAACTTCCACCAGACATATCCCAACGCCACACAGAACCTACATGCTCTGGATAAAATACGGTTGCGCCTGCGGCGTTGATGGTAACTGAGGCATTTTCCTGTAGGGTAATTCTACGCACGCCTATATATAAAGCCCCTCCCCAGTTATCAATGAACTTAATCCTGTAATATTGGTATGCGGTATTGTTGTAAACTGTTATATATTGAGGGTCTGGTTGGTCAACCGCCACGTGCTCTGCGAAAGTTGTTTCATCCGTACCCAATTGCACCCATCCTGCATCGGCATACCAATCTGTATTGGCAAAAGCCCCGGAAGATGCCCCCGCAAAAATAAGGAAATGCTTTGCTCCGACATTGGTTCCCGCTCCGGCACTGTGATAATTTTCATAATAGATGCGATTGATGATAGATGCCCCGCCTATATCTATATGGAAGCATTGATGAGAAGCCCCCGTTGCGCCTGATTGCCATGCATTACCCGCTGCGACTCCCGTCAGGGACAATGTGGAATTGCAGGCAAACCATTCTCTGTAATCTACCCCGAAGTTAGATGTTGCCTTAACATGGGTCGTATCATACGGGAAAGATACTCCGCCTGCTCCCCCGGACGTTGCCGTAAGCGTGGGAGGTAAGGCGGGGGTATTCATGGCGGGGCCGTGGGTAGTAGAAACTCCCGTCATAGTCCATGAGGCGTGTCCCGAACGAACTAGTTTCTGCGGTCTATAATTGGGATGCGTAATATACATTGTATCCGCATTCTGTGTGTGTTTTGCCAATCCGATTGATGTCCCGGCATAAGGGGTAGTTATTTCATAGGCGGATGCCCCGGACATTACCTGTCCCCTATCACGGAAGACACGCATATATGCGTCACCCGCTTCGAGGACATATGCCTGCTCCGCAGAAAAGACAAAGGGCATGAGGCGCACCGAAGATACTCCGCCCTTTGCGGTAGCTACATATTTCCATCCGGGTCGTCTCGTTGCCGGGCCTTGTACCCTTACAAGAAAGTTGGTTAATTCCGTAGCACCATCAAAATATCCTTGATAATCAGTTCGCCCCGATACAAGGGGCGAAATCTCCCCTCTTGTAAAGTTGGTAAATCCCGGACTTACTTTCGCCATTTCAGTTATCCCGACATGAAGTCATTGAGTAATACCCTATCGGATCGTCTACTCCCTCTGCGAAATCAATCCCCCTTGCTTTTCCTATGGCTTCCTGATATTCTCCTTCAAGTAGTTGTCTCTGGTTGGAGGATATTCCCGCAAGAGGTTCTCCCACCTGCAACGCCATTTTACACGCTACCGCCTCACAGAACGACGGAGGCCACGAACTGGTTCCGGTTATCTGCGCGATATACTTCACAAACACCGGGGATGTTTCATTGGTAAGCAGCAGCCCGCCTTCTATCCGGTAATCGTAAGAATCTGTCTTATCAAATAATGCCGACGTACCTGCCGCCATTTCCAGCACCCTTATGCAATCCGTAGGGAGGATATATTCATACGCCCAATTCCACGTAGGGGTAGTAACTCCTGCGGTAAGTTCGGCCCGTTGTGTAGCAAAATTCCACGGATATTCCTCAAGAAGGGTATCGCGTATGCTCGCCCAATGAAGATCGGTATAAATATCCTGCTTTGTCCCTTCCCCTATCGCGGATATGATATACTCTCCTATCTTCGATAGAGATATGTTTTTTATTTGAAGTTCGCTAAGGGCCATCTATTTTACCTCCATTGGGTTTGAGCAGGTTAACTATCTGCTGATCGCGTACTTGCTTTTCTTTTGCCTCTTCTTCCCTCTGCTCCATATTCCTGAGCGTCATTCGGGCTGCCACAAGAGTAGGGTCAAGGAAAAGAGCATAACGATACGCCCTCTTAGCCCCATTCCAGTTACCGCATTTAAATAGAAGCTCTGCATAATTGCCCCACACCCCGCCACAAAGCATAACTCCGTCGAAATTGTGTATTGCCCGTTCCGCATAGTGGAGGGCAAACCAGGGGTCTAACTTGCTCTTTAGGCTAGCTGCGGTAGCAAGCACCGCACCATTCAAGGGGGTAAACCTTACCGCCCTGTCAATATATCTTTCCTGCTCGATGTGTCCGTCCATAAGTATCCCGCGCACATGGTTGTCTATTTCTGCTAGTTCTTTCTCGGTCATGGGTTGAGATGCTTTCGCGTTTTCGAGGGTAGTTATCTGCCTCTCTACTCGATTTAATACAAGGTTTGTCCTTGCGATAAGCATCATCGACAGGAGCGGATAGACTGCGTAGGAAATCACCATCTTGATTGCTACGCACGAAAGGACTGCTCCAAGAATAAACGGGAAAGATACGTTTACGGCGGTAGCCCCGGAAGCGCACACCGCAAGCACCATGTAGGGAACATACGAAAATGCAGAAATTGTGTAGAACATGCACCCGTGGATTGCCAGACAGATAATCCCGGAAAGAAGAATATAGTTGCCCGACATTATTGCGTTGTAGATAATGATGGAAAAGAAAGACATGAACAGGATCGAGCCGATGATCCCCGATTCCATGAGTATTTCAACGAAATCGTTATGTACCCTTTCCGGGAACGGGGAATACTTAGGGGGAATATGAATCTTATCGTCAGCATAACCTAAAAGGTTGGGGTCGTCTTTGTTCATCATCGCCTGCATATCATAGGATTCTCTTGCGTAGGTATGTATACCCCAACCAAAAAGGGGATTTTGGAGCCATAACCGCCACGCTATTTTGACAAAATAATACCGAGTCTTGAGGCTATATATCTTCTTGCGAAGTAATCTTTGATATAGTTCTATCCGGTATTTTCTGACATACAATACAACCAGCACCCCGATACCTATGACAAATAATCCCGTGATCGAATAAGGAGGATAAACGAAACATACCCCAATGGCCACGCCAAGAATTGCCGCATAACATCTTGTCAAACACAGGCAATATATCAGCGGGGGAATGAGGGCGTAAAAGAAAGGAGATATATTTACCGCAAGGTACAGAGTGATAAATATATACGGGGCAAGGAACGCCGCCGAATGGTTGGTATTGCCGATCGCTCCGAAGAACATTCTATGTCCCATATCCCTTTCCCTGGATTTCATATGGGCTTTCAATTCCTTATCAAACGGGTCTTTATCTATGTATTGCAGAAATCCCCATAACAGGAAAAATGGTATGGGTACAACAGATAGCAGGAGAACTGTATCGCGTGGGATGCATGATGCCATGATGAATAGACCATACATGGCCCACCACTTCACTATGTCCTGCCATGTCTGTTCGATATTTGACGACCACATGGCCGAGCATGTAGCGAAAATGATGAACACAAGAAAAATATAGCCGGAATATCCCCCGGCCATTTTCATCCCGGTCAAAAGGAGTACGCAGAGATAGCCTATGCCTATGATGTAAAATGCCGTTTCCTTGGCAATAAACGCCCCGCCCCACTTTACGTTCCATTTGAATAGGGGGAGAATTATGAGAATAATAGAGATTAAAACCAGTTCAAGCAAAAGACCCCCTTAAAGTAGAGGGGGATTGCTCCCCCTCTTGTTTTTGTCGAACTAAGTGCCCTGAATGGAGACACCCGATCCGGCGAGCACCCTCACAACGAGGAACGTGCTTACTCCGCCGTAACAGGATGCGGCCTGATGCGATGCTCCCGCGAAGATAATGTCGTTCAAGCGCAAAATCCCCTCAGTGGTAGTGTCGAAATACCCATCAGCCGCTATCGTAGCCGCGTAATCCGAGTTCATATACGTGAAGACGCTACCTTGAGGGCCGACTGCTATACAGTTGAGTTTGGTTATATCAAACGCCATATGTCACCCCCTTCCTAAGTACACGCTATCTTGACAATGCCGCTGGCATCTATCTGCACAGCACCCATTGAAAGATAGGAATTGACGAGCCATGCTACTTTCTGGGGTATCCAGTTGATCTCCGTCTTGACCTCCTGCCCGATTGCATGACCTATCGAAGTTTTGTGATAGGCATAGCAGGATACTCCGCCCGTAGAATTTGCGCTAAGTGCCGAGGTGGGTATCCATAGACAGTTCATCCACCTGACGGCCTGAGAATCCCTGAGAAAGGGCTTCCTGTCGCCGACATATTCCCAACCGGAAAACTGCTGCAATTGCATAAGCTCTCCATACTGTTTCCATCCGAGAGCCACAGTTGTATCCCCGTCGTCGGGAACGTCGTTTGCAAAGAGTTTCTGGTAAATTCCTTCCGCAATCCTTCCGATGGTAAGACCGGAGGCGGCTACCGCTACAGAAGTGCCTGTCCATGCGTCGAGAATTGTGACAATCTGCGAATCGGCGTATCTGTTAAGAGCCTTCACGGAAGTTGTGATAAGTGCCTGTCTCTCGTCGATGTTCTGTTTCAGCGTATCAAGGTTGTCGATATATTCAGGAGCGTACCTGTCGGAAAGTGTAGCTGTTGCGGTTGAATGTTCCGGGTTCATGGGAACCACGTCACCGTTTCTTGCCTTGATCGTTGCCGAACCCTTGCCGATCTTCTGAAAAACGTAAGTAGACCCAATTGCGTCGGCTGTCCTTACCGTCCCCCTCAACGTCTGGCCACGCTGGTAGGCAAGCTTTACTTCGGCGTTATACTGAGCTATGAAACTTGTGGAAATGGTATTAGCCATATCCTACCTCCTTATAAATTTTTCTTGCGCGGCTTCCCTTGATTGTCCTTTCGGGTCTCGGTATGCCTGAACACTTTACGGGTCTTTGCAGATTGTCCGCGTCGTGTTTATATAAACCCTTTCGGGTCTATGCCTTCTCTAACTCGCTGCTGCCCGATACTTCCTTGCTGCCGTAAACCCTTGCAAATATGGCCTGCGCCCTGGCGTTTGCCGCCCGTCTTTCAGAAGCATCCTTTGACTGGTCTGATACAACCCTCAGCAGTGTTTCGGCTTCGTTGAGCAATTCAGCTTTTGTGTCCGTATTGGTCGAAATGTCCCCCTTTACAAATTTGTGCTCAGACATGGCATTGCCTACTTTGTTTAGCAACCTTACAAGACGGACATCGTTTTTATAGTTCTGTATGGCTTCCATGTCCTTTTCATCGGCAAATGTGCGAAGTACGTTGTTTGCCGTGTCGAGCGCGACCTCCCAATTATTGCCGAACTCTTTCTTGATTTCTTCTGCCGCCGCCTCATAGGTTTTGCCATGTGCAGTATGAGCAGCAATAAACCTATCGGCATCGAAGTCGGCAAGCCTCTGCGCCTGTTTCGGCGTAAGACCTATCTCGTGAGCAAGGGCCTTGAAAGTTTTATCCGTATTCTCATCATATTTCAGGGCTTCATGTTCCTTGTACTTGATCTCGTACTTGTCGGGTGATTCCGGTATTCCCAACTTCCTCCTGAAATCCGACACTTCTTCTGGTTTGGGATTTTCCCCAGGAACCCATACGGCATTACCGAGTTTCTTCTCCAAATCCATGTACGATTTAACGACAGGTTCAGGTGTCGGAGCAGTCTTGAACTTCTCCAACGTCTTTTCAGACTGGTAATCTACGGGCAATGTTTTGAACCATTCCCCCACTTCCGGTTCCAAGTTGTCCTGTCTCTCAGGGCTTGGCGTTTCTAATGACATAAAACCTCCCTACATGATAGATTCAAGGTGAGAGCTTGTCCTTACTCCCCTTGTGTAAAGCACCTTCATAATGTGGAGCGCGCCACACGACCTACATTCATAGTTCTCGGTCTCATAATCGCATCCACCTATAAACTTCGTATTACCGCCGCATACTTGACAGAAATCTTCTCCGGGATTGCCGGTATCTGTTTTCTGCGATTCCGGTTGTATGGTCTCTTCCATCTTCGTATTCTCCTGTTTAATAATCGGCTTCGCCCTGTTCCTTTTTTTCGTGTGCTGGAATTTTTTGAATCGCATACATAACCTCCGGTAACTCCACGCCGTACATATCGAGAATATGAAGAAAAACATCCCTCTTCGCTTCCTCATATGGATTGCCCGTAGTGGTGGAAAGAAAATTACAATACTCTGCTAAATCGGCAAGGATGATTCCCCCGTAGGGAGTCTCAAACCCCTTCCGATATGCCTGACGGATATAGTCTATCTGTTCCATTTATTGCCCCATAAGTTGCGCTAATACGCTTTTGTCACCCGTAGCTGCCCGATCTGCTTCACCTATATTCTTCAACCCCTGCGTAGCCTCCAACATTTGCTGCCTCATTACCTCTTGTTCGTTCATCTTCGCCCTGGATGCCCTCATTTTCTCTATGGCATCTACGCCGCGCATGACAGTTTTGGGGACTCCAAATACGTCTCCGTACACCCTGATTGCCTTATCCGGGTCAAGGTTATCCGATATTTCAGGATAAAGTTGAGCAAGTGGAGCCATGAACGCTACCAACCTGTCTATGCTTGTCGCCTGTACCGCCTTCTGTGCCCTTGCAAGCGGGGATAGGTATTCCACTTCCAGTTCCTCGTCCATAATGCTCGGAGGGGGAGGAAGAAAGTAGCCGCCACGCTCCATCAATCCCCAACAGCGATAAACAAGAGGGCTTAGACATTCATCGGTAAGCCTGCCAAGGGTAGGCCCAAGCATCATCATGCCCTCATTTTCCCTCTGGCTTACTTCATACGCGGTCATTCTCTGGTCTCTCTGGGCAAGCATAAGGAATACATCGACAAAATATTTCTTCCTTACGCTGTCCTGCAATCTCTCTATCAGCTTATCGGTAATCTCGATTTTCCCGGTATCGCTTACCGCCTTTATCTCGTCGTCTTTCCGCGCCTTGATGTTGATTCCTCCCGGCATTGTCTTTATTCTGTCCTTGAATCCGGGGGTAAGCTGCAAAGGAGGATTAAGCTGTTTCTCTCCCACCATGATAAGAAGTTCCATGGCCTTATTCAGCGTCTTTACGTCATTCAGGGCAGATATGGACGGGCAAGAACCATATACGTCGTCGGTATATGTAGACCAACGCGGGGCCACTACGGGAAATTCCGGGTAGCCGCCCTCGTCGATTATCTCCCTATCCTTTACGCTGAGATAGACGGAAGCAAAAGGAAGATTGAGAGAATTTTTTTTCCAACGGCTATAGTCCTTCCTCGGCTCTATGACATGCATGAAGTCAAATATCTGATCGGGCTTGTCGTTCAGCACCTTCATTACTTCCGGGCCGCACTTCTCGCCCCATTCCTGATATGCCTGCCTTGCGGTGTACTTGATCTTCCGCATGATCGTATCTATCTTGTGGTTGTTATTTTCAAAGATAGGGCAATCACGTGGAGAGATATTGGTAAAGACGATCTCTCTTTCGTTCTTGTTCTCTCCTATGAACATTATCCCGTGATTGATATTGATTAAATCTCCGTAGAGCATCGCAATGGCATTGTAGAAATTGCATCGGGAAAACATGCGGTACATTCTTTCTTCTGAATCCTGCATCCAGAGCATCGCTTCCTCATCATCCATCAATTCCTGATTAACGGGAACCATTTTGAACCACGGCATGTAGGGTGATGTCATGTGGGAGAAAAGACCGGCAAGAAGGATATTGCTCGATTCCTCCATCGTTCCGTCATAGACAAGGGTATGCCTAGGGGTTCCGTCGAATCTCTCCGTCTGGATGTCCCCGCGAAGCGTATAGCCGTAATCCCCTATCTTCTGCCAAGTGCTTTTCCAGTTAGCCCGTTTCTCATCTGCTCTCTGGAATCTCTTTATATATTCTGCCGCCCTGTCAGACATTTATCATCCCCCCAATAGTTGCTTGCGGTTGGTTTGCAATATATCGGATGCAACGCCCAACGGATTGGTAGCGATGGTTGAGTTCTTCGCAGAGAGCAACGCCTGCTTAGACAGAAAATCCCTTTTCGCCGTTGTCACTTCCTTGCTCGTCTCTTTCGGAGGCGGCTCTGCCTTCTTGACCACGGGAATATCCGGCGCGGAAGGTGGAGAAAAGATATTCATTATCTCGCTCATTGCATATACCCCCTCTGTTCAAACGGATCGTATTGACTATCGGCGTATTGCTGCCGTATTACCTTGCTTTCCTGATTCATCCCAAAGGACATCTGATCCAACGGGATAGCGAATGTATGCATAAACGCATCCCCCACATCCGGGGAACGCTCTATGATCGCGTCAATGTCGGCCTTGGATGCTACCTTGATCTTCTCGCTACCCTTCATAAAATCGTAATAAATCTCTCTCAGGTCGTCTACGAGCATATCCCTGCCGGGTAT